ACTCAAATGTTTGTATTGGGTAGACATGGCAACACCTTACATCAGGTGTTGCACTTGTTCCTTGAGACCGCCCTTCTTCTCGTCATTGCCATCGCACTGGCACCTGGGTTTTTCCTCGGGCTCGCTGCTTTGGTGATGTCAGCGGGAGACGTCGTTGTATTTTCCCTGGCATCGGTACTGACGATTCTCGCGGCCATCTATATATGGGAAAAAAGATCATCTAACCCAATTAGGCGGCAAGCGAAAGAAGAACGGCGGATCAGAAAAATTACTGACGCTGCAAATAGGGCGAACTCCAGGAAGGAGTAGCTCCATTCAATACTCACAGAAACCTGCTTCGGCAGGTTTTTTGTTGCCCGGAGTAAACCATGGCTGATACAGACGTTCAGGGGATGTTGGTTCGCATCGAAGCGACCACTGCGCAGTTGCGGCAGGAAATGGCCCGTGCGGATTCGAGCGTTGCCCAAGCGTCTGGAAAGATCGACAAGAGCTTGGCCGATATTGATGAGGCTTTTGACCGAACAGGTGACAGTGCCCATAGCGCTGCTGGATTGATTAAGAATGCGCTGGCTGGAGCGATCGGTGCTGCGTCTATCGGCAAGATTATCGATACAGCCGATTCCTACGGGCAGATGTCAGACCGAATTGGGATGGCAACCAGTAGCGTGGGTGAGTATGACCTGGTGCAACAGCGATTGCTGGAAACCGCCAAACGTACTTACCGCCCACTGAGCGAGGCGCAAGAATTATATATCCGCACATCTGACAGCCTTAAGTCGATGGGCTACGACACTGGCCAAGCGCTGGACGTCATGGATAGCTTCAGTTTCTTGTTGGTCACCAACTCCGCTTCTGCTGACAAGGCCAGCTCGGCGATCGATGCCTACTCAAAAGCTCTCCAGACCGGCAAGGTAGAGGCGGATGGTTGGCAGTCGATACTTGCTGCCATGCCTACAGTGGTAGATACGATCGCTAAATCTACCGATAAGACAGCAGAGGAAATCCGTAGCCTTGGTGCCCAAGGCCAGCTAAGCCTGGACGTTTTAACCGAAGGCCTGCAAAGGTCATCTGAGGCAAATGGTGTCTTGGCGGATAGCATGAGTGTCGCGGTGCGGGATGCGATTCAAAACCTTTCGAATGCATTTACTGTTTATGTCGGCCGAGTCAACGAAAGTACAGACGGTACTGGCATTCTCGCAAGCGGGATTAGCGGTCTCGGGGACAACTTTGAAACTCTTGCAGAAATTGCCGGTGTAGCAGCAGTTGGGGCTATGGCAGCTTTTGTCCGCGGATTAGCTGCCTCCGCAGTTGCATCAGTTATCGCTACCAAAGCAGCAGTTGAAGACTCTCTGGCTCGCCGAGCACAGGCAGCGTCAGTTCTGCTTGCCGCACAAGCCGACCAGAAAAAAGCTCAAACAGCGGTTTTTTTAGCTGAAAAAGAGTCACTGGCAGCGAAGGGGACGGCCGTACAGACGCAGCTGTCGCTTCAGTTGGCAGAAGCAAGGATGGCGGAAACTCGTGCCACCAACGCTGTCGCTGCTGCCCAGGCAGCCGTAGTGGGACCAGCCAGGACAATTTTAGGCTTACTTGGCGGTCCGGTAGGAATCGCGATGTTGGCGGTCGGCGCCGCCACTGCGTTCCTCACTCTGCGAGATAACACCAGCGTGCTCGAGGAGAAATTGGGGAACCTCAGTGACCCGCTGGACAAGTTGATCGAGCGCTTCAACAAGCTCAACCGTGCAACTCAGTCCGTCACCCTGCGCGAGCTGAAAGCATCGATCGAAGATGCTGAAGAAGATTTGTCTACAGCGGCCGGATCAATTGCTTTTGAGTTTCAAAGCAGTCTGACCAACGCAGGATTGGCGGGTGCCTCTGGCTTTATGGGCGGTATTGCACCACTGCCTGCCGAGTTCCAGGCCGCTATGGACGTAATTTCCAAGGCGTCGGCCGATCAGTCTTCCGGCATGGTCGTGGATTGGAAAGCAGTATCTGACCAGGTCCGAACAGTTCCTGGTGTAACGCTTGAAATGATTGATGCGCTCGAGCGAAGCGGCGGCGCGGCAGCAGAAAAAGCTGCGCTAGTAGCAAGCCTGAAAACCGCTCTTGCGGAACTCACGGGAGAAACGGACGCCAACACCCGTGCTGAACGTGAAAATGCTGCAGCACGAGCAGGGGCGGTGCAGGAAGGGCAGAAGTATCTTGATCAGTTGCTTAAACAGCTGGCCGCGTCGAAAGACAAGACCAATCTGGAAGCAGCCAACCGTTATATCGAAGAGAACACCCTGCTCACGGAAGGGCAGGTCGCAGCGATCCGCTCAGCCGCAGCCGCGAAGGATGCGGTAAAAGCTGCTGATGATGCAGCGGCCAAAGCTTCGAAAAAGCACACCAGCGAATCGGAATCATCAGCCAAGCAGCAGTTGAAAGCTTTCGAATCGACTGAGGAAAGCTACAAACGTCAGATCGAGTTGATCAACACCACCGGTGAAAAGCAGAAGGATGCCACCGAGGTTGCGAAGCTTTCCTTCGAATTGCAGGAGGGCAAACTTGGCAAGCTGACCGAGGCGCAGAAAAAACGGCTGCTGGGCATGGCCGCCGAGCTCGATGCGCTGAATAAGATCAAAAAAGCCAATGAAGACGACCTGAAGCTGACGGCCTTCAAGGCGGCTCAGGCCACTGGCACGCAAACAACTCAGGACGGTTTCGATCAGGAGCTGGCCGGCATCGGCATGGGCGACAAGGCCCGGGACCGGATGCGTGCGGATCTGGCGCTTCGGCAAAAGTACGCGGCTGACTTGGCCAGCTTGAACGAACAACGCAACACCGGACAGATTTCGCCAGAGCTCTATGCCAGCGAGACGAAAGTTCTGCAGGATGAGCTCGGGAAGCGGCTGGCTGCCCAACAGACCTACTTCAGCCAGGTGGATGCCGCCCAGTCCAACTGGTCAAACGGTGCGGCGGATGCGCTGCAGGACTACGTTGACCAGGCTGCCGATGTTGCCGGCCAAACCAAGCAGCTTTTCACCAGTGCCTTTAGTGGGCTGGAGGATGGCATCGTCGACTTCGTTAAAACGGGGAAGCTGTCCTTCAAGGATATGGCTGACTCGATTATTGAGGATTTGATCCGCATTCAGGTCAGACAAGCCGCTGCGGGCTTCCTCAGCAGTGCATTCAGCGCATTCACGGGTTGGGGGGCTGGCAGCGGAACCATGACCGGCTTCAGCGAAGGCGCGATGGTGGCCAACGCCAAAGGTGGTGTCTACAGCTCTGCCAGCCTGTCATCGTATTCTGGCGGTGTCTACGACACGCCGCAGACCTTCGCCTTCGCCAAGGGCGCAGGCATCTTCGCGGAAGCCGGCCCCGAGGCAATCATGCCGCTGACTCGGGCGGCTGATGGGTCGCTCGGCGTTCGGGCCATTGGTGGATCAGGGGCGACAGCAGCTGAATCCGCTTCAACAGTGTCCGTTGGCGGCATCACGCAGCACATCACCGTCCAGGGCAATGCTGACGAAGCCACGCTCGCCCGTATCCAGGAGGCGGCGCGACGTGGTGCCGAAGGCGGCTACCAGATGGTGCTCAAGGACCTCAAACAAAACGGCCCCGCCCGTCAGCTAATCAATCGCCGGTAAACGGCTGTAGGAGTACTTCATGGCTATCGCTTGGCCGGCTTCGCTGTGGCCGTCGCAAATGACGTGGGGCATGGTCTACAACAACCGGGCTTTCACGTCGACGCTCTCCAATGCCCAGCAGATCATTGGTTACCCCGGGGCTTACTGGCAATGCACTCTAAGCTTCGAAGGCCTGTTTGATGAGGATGAACGGGAAGTCACAGCGCTTCTTGGGCGGCTGCAAGGCATGTATGGAACAGTGAACCTCCCGGCGTTCACTCGATTAAGGGACGACGATATCGGCGCACCCTTGATCGTAACTGCCAACGCTCAGGCTACCAATATGACGATTGGCAGCGTCACTCCCAGTGCCAAAGTATTTTCATTCGGCGACTACATCACCATCGCAGGTGAGATGTTTGAAATCGTGGATGACGCGGTGTCGAATGCCCAAGGCCGGGTGCTGGTGTACCTGAACAAGCGGATCCGTCGGACCATCACGCCGGGTGCTGCCGTGGAATACAGAAATCCCTATTCCGAAATGCGCCGCAGCGACGACACCAATCAATTGACTGTGCAGCCTGTGGTAGCCAATGGCAGCTTTCAATTCAGGGAGGCGTTCTGATGCCCTCGTCTTTTCCGTTCAGCCAGAGCGTGGTGAATATCATCGCCTCCGGGAAATTCATGCCGGTATACGCGGTCCAGCTCGACTTTGTCGACGGAATGGTCTTCGCGCACACCGGCACCGGCGATCTAGTGGTCGACGGCATCACGTATCTTGGCGTGGGCAATTTCGGCCAGGTCAGCCAGTCGCAGGAGAGCGACAACTCAGGCTCGCCAATGTCGGTCGAGCTGACCCTCAGCGGTCTCG